AGTCTCGGCTCGATCCTGCCCGATGTTGGAATATCCGACTCCGATCCGCTCAGTCCCTGCTGGTTCTGACTGGTTGAGGGGATTTCCGAGTGGGGGCTCGGGGTAGAGGTTTTGCCAATAAAAGAAGTTTTGGATGCGTTATTGCGATTTTGGATGCGTTGTGCTGTCTTTTGGTTGACGAAACGTGCTCCACGGGATGCATTGCAACTGCTGCAGCAGCTCACTAAATTCCCTCGGTCATAGGGGTCGCCTCCTCGATCAAGCTCAATGACATGATCAACTTGAGTGGCCTTAGTGCGCTTGCCCTTGAGCCTGCACCAGTGGCAGTCACCATCCTCCTCGAGCACAAGCCGGCGAACTTCCTTCCAGCGTTTGGTTCCATAGATCGGGTTACCTGCCATGAAGCTCCATGCCGATGAGGCATCCGCACTTCTCTAGCTCTAAGCCTTTGATGACGCGCCAGCCTGTGTCTCTGCATTGTCCACAGGCTGAGTGATCTGCTATTTGAGAGAGCATAGGGACTATCTCATAGTCTTTGTTATTTAGTTCTTGGTATACATCGGGGTTATCCCCACAGGGATTATCCCCACGAGGTGCGACCTGCGGTGATGTGTTTCTCACACCTTTATCCACACGCTGTGGAGTGTCGAAGACGAGGGTGTCGTACTGCCACTTCCCACCCTCATCTTGGTATCTTCGGCGCTTGATGTAGCCGGCGGACTCGAGCTCTGTCATGGCTGTCCTGATGGCATCTATGCCCTCGCGTTTAACGCTGGCGAGGTGTCGTGTGGAGGTTCTCCAGTTGTCGGGCTTTGACAGGACGAAGATGAGGACTGCTGTGGCCTTAAAGGTGAGACGCGAGTCCTCGATGATCTCGTTACGAATTTGAGTCCAGTTTGACTCTGGTCTGGGCGCTCGATAGATGCTCATACGATGTCTTCCAATGTGACGCGCTTGCCTTGGCGGTAGGTCTGGTAGCCGGCGACAGTACCGTCCACAATGACCTTGACATAGCGGTCAAGATGCTGATCTTGGTTCAGGAGCGTCATCACGATGGATGGGTTGGTGTGCAGCTCTGACGCTTGGCTCTCGGTCAGTTTGCGAGGGTTGCCGACTCGATGCATACAGATCACTTGATACTGAATCATGCTCCGAGCCTTAACCAGTTACCGTCAATTAGTGTCTCGGCGAACATGACACTCCTTGAGCGCGCCTGAATGAAGATCCCGTCGATGCTCAGATACTCGCACTCCATGCCTGCAGTGCGGAGAGCGAAAATGTGGATGTAGTGCCGATTCGGATTATCCGAGTCCCCTGCTTGGAACAGGATGCGCATCGGGCGGACAGGTTGCATCCATTCGGAAGTCGGTCGGGTGTCGGGGTCTATCATTGGGCTTCTTCTTTCTCTTGTAGGGACTTGAAATGTTTGAGAGCTGCACTCGGTGGAGCAAGCTGTGAGATCGGTAGGTCGTGACAATCGGTGTTGTAATAGCGTCCATTTGGGACATGGTTGCCATCGGCATGATGACGCATCATCGGCTCGCCTTCATGGTGCAAGGTCGCCATTCTAAAGAACTTGTCCCACGAACATCCACCGAGAAGCCAAACGGCCTCAGGTCTGCCGGCGACATATTGCAAATGGACAAAGAAGAAGAAGTCAGATTTCTCCTTATCTTTCATCATTGACGCAAAATTAACTCGGTAATGCATTTGTGGCGGAGCAGTGACCTTTTGAACTTTAACTTCAATCGTGTGACTTGAATGGAGCTGTATGTCGCTCTTGTTGCTCTGATGTTTGTAGGCCAGCAAGTCGTTAGTCCAGCAATAGTCAATAACAGCGACCTCACCGATCGCACCCATCAACAGATTTTCATCTTTGAAAACTGAATAGCCGCTCATGTTTTCTGGCTTAATTCCCTCTATCAGTTCTTGAGCCTCAGCAATGAGACGGTCTGTGATCTGGACTCGAATCATCAGAACGCTTCCCCTTCTTGCATCTTCTTCGCTTTCAGATCAGTAACCAGTGACTCAAAAGCGACACGACCAGACGGAACCTCGCCGGCATAACCGAGAGCCCTGAGTAGTCGCCTCTGTCCTTCGGATGCTTCCCAAGGCTTGGCAGGCTTCGCAGTCTGCTCTTCCTTCTGGCGGTTGATCACTTCCTCCAGTGAGGCCATCTTGGGGAATGACATCATGAGCCCTGCCAAGCGTCCGAGGCATGAGGTGGACGCGTTCATCTGCTCACTGTCTCGAGTAAATGAGGTCTTGCCGGGATAGGGCTCAAAGCAGGTCGCTTGACATGGGAGCGGATCGTCAGGTGTACGCCATGCTTGCATCGTGACACTGATGAAGGTCTTGTCGCCGATCGTCACGATCTCTGGACGATGCTCCTTGATGCGGAGCTCAGGCCACTTCTCAAGTAGAGCTGCGAAGCGTGTCGGGACATCCACATAGTTACTCAGATCCATAGCGTTCAGCCTCCTCGAATCGGTTGATCGTGGATGTCATTGATCCGAACGGATCGTTTGCAGGCTTGTAAAAACTGATGAGCTCATCGTAGAGATCGCTTGCGATTCCTTGCCAGAAGCGGATGCGTGTGTCTCTGATCTTGAGTCGGAGCTCAAGGTCGGCGATGTGCTTCTCCTGCTCTCTGATCGTCTGAACCATGCCGTCGGGGTCGTTCATTGGATAATCCTTCCTAGTGGGATAATCCGACCATATCAAACAGGTGTGTCAGAGATGAGCATCCCGTGACGCTGATTCTCCGAAGTGCCTCCCCAGATGCCCGGAAGAGCTCGATAGCCGAATGAGAGCGCATACTTGAGACAGTCATCTATCACCGGACAGGACTCACAGACTGCGACAGCTCTCCGAAGGTGTTGCCATGCTTCAGCACCAACCTCGGGGAAGAACCAGTCAACGGGCAGATCACGACAAGCTGCTTCTTCTTGCCAGCTCAGGCTGTTCAGCATGAGATGCTCCAAGGTTGCCATCCACACTTCCCAGCCTCTTCTCGACTATTCCACAGTAAGAACGCAAAGCGCAGGTTTGACGATGGGATCGCCATGTCTTCAAGAGTCCAGCCCATCTCCGATAGCCATTCCTCGTGGATCTGGTTGATCTGCGTAAGTCCGTGATCTGATCCATTGAAGACTTCTGAATCGGCTGAGATTGACTGACAGCGCGATTCCTTCCACATGACGCGACCGAGGGTCTGCAGGACTTCTGTCCTGTTGGGCCAGCCCATCTCTACGGCAAGCGGTAGCCATTCCTGACACTTGGTGTCGGGATCTATCTGGGCGAGCTGTGGGAGCGTTGTAGAGGTCTCTACGGGCTCATCGTAGATAGTCGCGTTCTCTTCTGCGATCATCTGAGCGATGAGGGCTTCTTGGTCTGCAATCTGCTCATCGGTCAGAGGGACTATCTGGACAGTCTGAGGGACTTTGATTGTGGTCTCTGGCGGTGATTCTGACGATGATCCGAAGACCACGACCAGACTGAAATACGCAAAAGCGACAAATGCTAGGAACTTGAACGGGTGCATTATTTGCCTCCAGTGTCGGGGCTCAGCTGATGCTGTGCTCTCTTGGCTCAATCAGTTGACCGAATGAGCGACGCGATGTCAAGTCATTCGGCGAAGATTCGAGCGAACGCTTCCTCTACCAGTTTCGGATTATCTGCCATCAATGGCGAGATCTCCACATGAGTCCAGTCAGCTCCGGGTGTGCCTCCGTTGCGTGTGGCAGTCCAAGCCTTCCAAGCGTCACGATCGCAGCGGTAGCCTGCTCCCCACTTTGTCAGACCTGTCAAAGGGCATCCAGCGCCATCGTAGGCATGGATCTCTTCAATGTTGAGGTCGTCCCGATGTTCAAAGAGAAATTCCACGAGGGCCTTCCGTTGAGGCTTCGTCCCTTTGAGATCTGTAGCGCGCCATGTCGCATGAACGGACAGCGATGAGCCTGAGCGCATCGGACGGTTCGCATAGATGCCGATGTTCTTGACACCGAAGAGATACTCACAGAACTCTACGAATCGCTTTGTGCCGGCGCGTGGTGTGGGATGGTTTCCGTCTTTGTTCCCTGTGTACGGTCTAGATGTCATCTTTGTCCCCTTTGTCTTTGAGGCCGTTGCTGGCGAGGATTCCTGATAGTGCTCCGGTGAGGAAGAGCATCATCGGGGATAGGAGCGACCATGCACTCTCATCGTTTGGTGATACTTCAAGAGGCTGGATGACGAAGAGCAGGCCGTAGAGCAGTGACGCAGTGGAGATGACGAAGGTCGCCGAGAGTGTGATGCCGACGATGAGGATGAGTCTGGCCTTGATCTCTGAGTTGGTGTATTTCTTCACGGGTTGCACCTTGTCGCTGTGGGTTGTTGTTTGCAGTTGTCTCGAGTGCGGTCATTGCAGCCTGTGACGACGAACATGAGGACGACTGCAAGAGCTGCGATCACGGCGAGAGTTTTCATGGCAGAGGATGGTTGCTGTTGTAAACACCTTGCTCTACCCATGCTTCGTATTCTTCGTCGGTCATGAGCCGTTCGGTGTCGTCTACTTGAATGTAGACGGATTCTTGTGGGTAGAGAGCCATGTATTCTTCGGGTGTCATAGTGAGTTCCTGTATCCGTAAACGCGAATCGTTCCGCCTGTAAATGTTCCAGCTCCAGCCAAAAGAGTAAATGCTGAGTACGAGACCGCTGAGTTGTGGAAACCGTTGACATTCCCACCAACTGAGCCTGTTCTGTTCCCAGCGTAAGCACCAGTGATAGTTGTCGTTTTGGCAATAAAAGGATTCATGACTTCGAGGTTGACTTGGAGTCCAAGAGTTTCAGCTGCACCGGCGTAGGTGTAAGTTGCACCATTGGACACAGTTGCAGAAGTCAGGCCTCCTGCATATGGAATAAAAATTAGTCCAGCATAATATTCAGTTGTAGATGCTCCAAGTCTGAAACCGATTGAGCTAGCCGTGGTAGCGGTTCCGCCACCGACAATGATTTTGTAGTTGTCAAAGTCTGACGAGAACGCACCAGTCACGGTCACGCTAGACACAGCCGTACCAATCGTCTGAGTCTTGATGTGAAAGAGTCCTTGATAATTGCCAAGTGTTGAGACATCGTTCATCACACTCGAAGTCAGGATCTCGCCGGCGGAGAATGTTGGGAGGATAGGGATAGCCATGTTGTCTCCTTAGAACCCTGCTAGGCCGTAGCTGAGTCTGTTGTTGTCAAGAGTACCGAAGATCGGATCGTCAAGGATGAATGAACGATAGAGATCGGCTGGGGTGAGGTAGAACACATACTCGGTCTTCTCGGGATCCGAGTTGATCTGTAATCCCTCGATGACGCATTTGAAGGTCGTATCTGAGGGGTTGCCGGGTAAGCGGTAGACGACATCTATGTTCTGACTGATGAAGTCGTTGTACTGCATGAACAATGTAAGAGTCGAAGGGTTGACTGCGTAGTCCCATACATGGATCTCAAAATAAACCATATTCTCAATTAACGCATTACCCATGAGAGCTGCCAAGTATTCGGCGCATCCTTGGACTTGTGTGAACGATCCGTCTACTTGTGTCGTTGTTGTTGCCCATGTTCCCCAGAGTGCGACTCCTACGGCGTTTGTCGCTGTAGAAGAGCCGACGGGAGCGTCTACTGTGACGACAGTGTTGAACGAATCTCCGAGGCCAGACCTGAACACTGCGTTCATGGGTAGGACGGTGGCGGACGCAATGCCACCGAATGACAATGTTGAAACATTCTCGCCGACTTGAGACCTAGCCAATAGTTTGATCGTGTCGCCGTAGTTGATCATGAGGCCGTGTTCGGTCTGCATATTTTGGGCGAGTCGAGCGCCGATCGTGCCGGTGTAGTTCAGAGTCCCGTACGCTGCACTGTTTCCGTCGTTTGTGAAACTGATGAGTCCTGTGTATGGCGACAGTTGCTCTAGCGTGTTCAGATCGCCTAGATCCTCTTCTACTAATTGCTCACGCGACAACACTCCGAACAGATCTATTGCTGTGATCGTTGCTGTCGCTCCACCTGATGCGTACTGGAAGCCGTCATCATATGAAACGCTTTCAGTGTAGAAGAAGCTTCGAGCGTTGTTGTTTGTGCCTACTCCGTCCCTGAACACTTTGATCTCTGATCCGGGCAAGAAAGCGGACGCAAGACCTGTCGAGTTGTCAATAGTGAGCGACAGACTTTGAGGCGAATAGTTCTCCAGCCATCTCTTCTTCCCATTAAAAAATGACAGCGAATAGACGAAGCCGTTAAGGCTGTATCCGTCCACTGTGACCTTCCAGAGGTTCTGATTGCTCATAGTGGCCTTGTGGTCACTGGCACTGGGCCACTCATTCGGACATAGCGTTGCAGAGCTGCGACGACAGCGTTCGGATCTGCTGAAGTGACTGTGATGTTGATCGTGTTCCCTTGTCCCATTTTGCCGAGCTTGTCAAGAGGGATCACTGCTTCAGGGCCAGATTCGCCTATGAGGGCAACGGTTGGCGAGCTGACAATTCCTCCCTCGGCTAGTCGAGGCAGTTTCACATTTGGGATCTCGCCGAAGTTGACCCAAGGCCCTGCAGCTTTGTCAATTCCGTCAAGGATGATGTTTAGGCCTTTGATGGCGAAGTTGAGTCCGCCTTCTAGACCTGAGATGACTGCGTTGATTACGCCTTTGAACGCTCCGCCTACTTTGTCAAAGATTGAGCCGGCTAGATCTTTGAGTCCGTTGAAGACTGTGATCACCATGTCTTTGAAGAGGACGATCCCTTCCCATGCTTTCTTGAAGGGCCAGAGGATGAGGTCTAGGACTGTTTTGAATGCTGTGCCGATCCATCCGATAAGGTTGCCGAGGAAGCCGATAATGGAGTCTTTGAAAGTGACGACTGCAAGAACTGCGAGACCGAATGGCCCTGTGATCACTGCGAGCAACAGGGGCCAGTGATCTACTGCCCAGTCAAAGACGAACTTGATCGCGTCCCAGACTTTCTCAAATGCTGTCCCGATTGCCTCAACTGCTATCCCGAAGATGTCAAACTTCTGCTGGAGGACGATAAGGATTGCAACGATGGCAGCGATAGCGATCGCAATGAGGAAGATTGGGTTCATTCCCATGACAGCATTGAAAACTTTCTGGACTGCTGCGAATGCTTTCGTGACTGCTGTCCAAACTTTCATAGCTGTGTTGACTGCAATGATTGCGACAGCGAGTCCGCCGATCACTGCACCGACAGCGACGATGATGCCCTTGTTCTTTTGAGCCCATGAAGCGAACTCGAGGAGCTTCGGCAAAAGTTTCTCAGCGAGAGGGACGACCGCTTGACCGATGGACTCCTTGAGTTCGCCCATCTGGATCCCAAGGTTCTTCATCTTGCCTTGAGTCGTGTTTGCTGCAGTGTCCGCTTGACCAGAGAAAGTCTCGCTCATTGCTGCGAAGACTTCGTCGGCTGATGCGCCGCTCTTGACCAGATCGGCGAGTGCTGGATCTAGTTTCTTCAGTGGGCCGAGGTTGCCGTTAAATGCTTTTGAGAGTGCATCGGAGACAGCGCCGAGATCCTTCCCAGTACCGGCAGAGACATCAAGAGCGAGACCGAGAAGGTCTTGGGCCTTGGTGACATCTCCAGTTCCTCGAATGAGTGAGTCGAGGGCTGGGCGTAGTTCGTCGTCGGCGACAGCTGCAGCGACTGAAGTCTTTGAGATGAAGTCTTCAACTGATGAGACTTGAGCGTCTGATGCTCCGGTGACATTCTTGAGAGTCGTGCCAAGTTTTTGGGCTGCAGCGTCATCTTCGGCGAACGCTTTGACAGCATCAAAAGCGACAGCGCCGATCGCTGCGATAGCGAGCCCTGCAGGGACTGCAGCTTTGCCGATGGCAAACGCTGCCTTCTCGCCTTTAGTCTCTAGTTTTTTGAAGTCGGCGATTGCTTTGTCAATGCCGGCAGGATTCCATTCGCTGATGATTGGGAGGTTGATTGCCATCAGTTGAACTCTCTCTTTGCGTCCGTCATGAACTGCTCAATGATAGGCATGAGTGCGCGTTCAGTGTCTGCGATCATCCCTTCGATGTCTTTCCACATGTAGCGAGAAGGTTCACCTTGGAGTGCTGAAGCGAAATTAGGTCGGCGGTACTTTGACTCTCGGCGCGACTTTGTGCCACCTGCTTTTCCTGCCATGTCAGTAATCGCTACGGGTGCGCCTTTAGTAACAACTCGAACAACTGCGATCTGCTCACTCCCTGCAGAGATAGATCCCTTGCGAGGCTTGCGAGTGTTCAAAGAGATCTGCACCTTCTTTACATTTTTCCAACCAGTACGACCGTTATGGTTCATTCCGCTAAGAGGTGCAGAAGTCGGGATGCGACCGTTAATGGCCCTCACTAAGGGTTCAGCTGCAACCTTTGTGTCTTTGAGAAGAGTCCGACGCATGGCAGGATTGATCTTCTGCATCTTCTTTAACGCGTCCTGCAGACCGTAAGTATCAAGTCTCACATCTGCAGCCATTAGGTCTTCCGTCTTTGTTCATTGATGATCTGAACGCAAGTCGCCAGATCATCGGTCTCGAATGTTATGTGCGGAGGCCAGAACCCAGTCTCAACTAGCAGAGCTGCTAGTTGTCGCCGGAAGCCTCCTGCGTAGGGACTGCGGTCGCAGTCTCCACGACTTCTAGATCTTCTAGTTTCTTGACGAACTCATCAAATGAGATCGGGACTGGATGACCTTGCTGTTTACTGGCCTCGTAGGCCATGAAGGCTAGATCTTCCATCCCGATCCCGTTCGCAAGATCTGATGCTCGTCGCTTGAACTTACGCTCCCACGAGATGATCACGAAAAGGTTTGTGATTACTTGGTAGGTCTCGCCATCGGCGAGCTTGACACTAAGTGTAAGTTTCATGGGTTCTCCTAGTCGGGGTTCGGATTAGTTACTAGATCAGGTGATGTCGCGAGCGAATGTTCCGCCCATGAAGGTCGCCTCAACAACTGAGAGCTCGCCAACTGCTGCCGAGATCGGAGTCACGGTTGCCAAGTAACAACCAGTCAGCGTGTACTCAGGATTCGAGGCTGATTCGGTTGCGCCGGCAGGGCTGATGACGATCGTGGAGATCACGCCGAACATTGAGTTCAGCATGGTTTCAACTTCGGTCGCGCCGTAGCTCTGAAACAGTGTGAGCGTGAGCTCATTGCTGAAGAGGCCAGCGGTGAAGGTGCGTGAGGTTTGACCGAAGGCCGTGTTCTCAAGTGCTTCAGCGGTGAGTGTCAAGGTCGCTGCCGAGCAGTGATCGGTGAGTGTCATCGCCGAGGGGCTTGTGACGGTGACGGTGGGGTTGGCTAGGTAGGTGACTGTTGCGGTCATTGTTTTGTCCTTTATACGCGGCTAGTGCCGATTCTTATTGTGAGGTCATATGCAGGTAGCTCGGCAGATCCGATCGAGGCGATCGTAGGTCTGCCTGAGACAACTGCGAGGGAGGAGTTCATTAGTTGATCAACGACTCCGAGTATGTAGTCCGTAGTGTCTTGGTTGCCGGGTGGCGCGCCCAACACTCGGAGATCGATCGTGATGTCCGCTGTTTGGTTATTGAACGCACTGAAAGTAGGAAGCTCAACGAATACAGTAAGAGGTCGAGCGTTCCGAGGATCAGTGACCGGCACAAGGCCGAGAGCTGTGATCGTTGCCGAGACAGCATCAATCGTTTCTGTGAAGATGCCAGCCATCTCATGCCACTTGCGATCTCTTGATGCCGAGCAACTGGTTTATCCGACCCATTGAAGCGACAGGTGCGGAGATGTTCATGTCTTGGAAACTGTTGAAGGAGTCCAAACTTCCGCGCTCACGGTACAAGCTCGCAGCCATGAGCACGACTCCAGCTTTGACTGCAGCATCTGGGACGGTCGTGAGACTGTCGGAATATCCAGCCTGTACTCTGCGCTTGAAACTCCAAGCATTCGAGGCGTTAACTGATGAGGTCATGAAACTTGTGTCATTGGCGGTCGCTCCGCTAATGCCGAGAAACTCGGTGAGATCGGCGACATTTATCCATGTGCAGGTCTGAGTCCAGACGAGCGAGCCGACTGGATCAGCTGCAGATCGTGGAAGGTCGTCGCCGACATCTTGGAAGAGCAACTGGTTCGGAATGATGACATCCGAGTCGAAAAGGTAGTCGCCTTCTTCGTCAATGCCGATGAACAAATAGGTCGGTACTGCATAGACAATGTGTGAGCCGTTGAGGCCATGTCCTAGACCTGAGAGCGTAATCGTTTGACCGATCGCGATGTCAGTGTTCTCAAGAGTCTGAACGACGGCAACATCTGACAGACGCTGGTGATGCGTGACTGTGAATGTTGCCATCGTTCGTTCTCTCTACTCGTCTAGTCGGTTCAGGCTTTGGTGACAAACTTGGTTGCGTCAATCATGACCGAGCTGAAGTAGCCTCGGAACTTGATGACGCGACCAAGTGCTCCGTCAGCCAGTTCAACCGATACAGCGCCCTTTTGCTGTTCCCAGCACTCGAAGCCACTGCTGTCGCCGACATAGATCGGAAGGGTGGTGATGTTGCGGTCAACGACCAATGACAGGCCGAAGGCGTTGCCGTTGAAAGTTGATGCTGATGCGCCAGTTCCGACTGCGTTTTGTGGGCCGACATTCGGGAACAACGGACGACCAGCAGTGTCCACCAATGCGCCAAGGGACGCGTAGTACGAAGGACTGACCACCATCACATTGGGGAGGTTGCCGTTGCTGTTGGTGAGGATCTGTTGTGCAGCACCGTAGATAAACGACACCCAGTCGGCAGGATCGGTGACATCGGCGAGGGCCTGAGTCTGCGTGACTCCAGCTTCGAATGTTGCACAGGCTGCGACATCGGTAGCGTTCGCGTAGATGCGAGCCATGTCGTCAATCAATGCACCGAGAACCTCAGGTGAAGTCATGTCCATTGACTCTTCGGAGAGCTTCACGAATCCGCCGTACAAGGCCTTCGTGATCTGAATGTCGTCCACGACGAAAGTGCCTTGATCGAGAGCGACGAGTTCGCCGTTGCTTGCGCCGATGGTCGTGTGTGTGGTGACCTTCGGACGGATGAAGACCTTGCCACTCTGGGGCATTTGGCGAACGCCCATAGCGGTGATTAGTGGACGATAATTGGCTACGAAGTTGTTGTAGATCGGCGAGATGATCGGCACTGGAAGGATGCCGGGTGTGTCGGTCGTGGTGACATTCGGTGCAGCTGCAACGATGCGCTGGTTGAACTCAGCGAATTCGGATCCGCCTGCGACGAACTTGACCATGTACTCGGCAGCGGTGGGAAGCTTGAACTCGCGCTTCGGTGCTGCGTATTGGATGGGGGCAGTGGGTACTGCTGCTTCGATTGCTTCTGACATTTCATCCTCCTCGGATGGTTGGGTTGGGGTTGGTGTTTCTTCTTCTTCGTCGGGTGCTTCCTCTTCGGGTGAAGAGGCTGCGACTGAGTAGACCTGAGCGTCGGCGTATGCCGGTGTCGTGACGACCGAGAGTTCGACGAACTTAGCCTCAGAGACCTCTAGAGTCCCGTCTGCGAGGCGCTTGAATTTAGTAGGCACTGCGCCAACACTGACGGAATCTAGAGCGCCATCGGCGAGCAGTGCGAGAGCGTCGTCAGCTGCACGAGTTGCGCTTAACTTGGCGACGAACATCATGCCCTCGGCAGTGGATACTCGCTCGGTGACGCGTCCGATGACGCGTGTTTCGTCGTGATATTCGAGGAGCTTCGGCATTGGGCCATCTTCGGGCAATGAGCCCTCAAGGAATACGACCGATTCTCCACCAGAGAGAGTCGCTTTGACATTCCAAGGAACGGCGAGCCCAGTGATCTGGCGTGATGGTTCGCCATCGGCTGAAGCGTCAAGTGTGATCTGTTGAGCGGTGAGTCTGATCATGAGGGCATCTCCTGAGGTGTCCGCATGGAGGCAGGTTCTTCAATGTCTATCTCTGTGCGGTTCATTGCGACATCTTCTATCAGATCTTCGGTGTCAAATTCCACGAACCTATTACGAGGCAGGATGTCTGTTCCGCTAAGGGTCTCTTGGATGCAATCCATGTAAAGCTTCGCGCCGAGCAGATAGAGATCCTGCTTGGCCTGTGTCGCGTTGCTGTAGTTGTAGCCAGAAATTCCGATTCCCAAAAGGTACGCCGGGACACCGATTGCTCGAGACAGTTCGAGTGCGCTGAAGTTTCGTGCTTCTACGAGCTGGAGTTTGCTGGGGTCTGTGTCAAATTGTTCGTACTTGACAGCCGAGTTCAATGCGCCGACAGCGTTCACGCGTCGCGCATTTGACCATGCTGCAGCGAGCTCACCAAGTGATTCAGCGTCAAGAGGTTCAGAGCTGTCGGTCTGCTGTAAGTATCCAGCGACGATCTCATTTGAGGCGAAGCGTTCAGCAGAGCGATCTAGTTTGATGGCGGTCTCTAGGACTCGGCGACCTGTCCAGAGGAACCCTTGAACGGGTGCAAGGAATTGGATGACATCTTGTGTCGGAATGTTGATCCCGTTGAATGTGATGCTGTTGGATTTTCCGAAGAACTGCGGACCGGGCTGATCCAATGTGTCGACCATCTCGCAGGGCATCCACTGGAAAGCGAGAGGCCGTCCGGTAGCAGAGCTGCGTGAAGTCACATAGAGGAAAGCGCGTCCGCGCATCATGAGATCCATGCACAGATTCGACATGACGAAGTTACGCGTCAGGGTTGGATCTGGAGTGTCCATCCATGATTCGTTCTCAAGATAGATCTTCTCGTACCGTTCGCCGTTGAACTGTGTCGTGTAATGGCGAAGGGGAAGTGAGCCGACGAGAGAGATGATCATCTGTGTCGCTCGTGAAACTGTCGGAACGGACAGAGCCAATTCGGAAGCGGCCCCGACGGTGTAACTCCAAAATTGACCCAGCCCGCTCTGAGAGGCGCTACCTGCTGCAGCTTGAAGCGGTGCGTGCGCGAACGCTGGGGTCGCGTCCTGCTTCTTACTTCCGAAGAGTGCCATCCCTCGGATTCTCTCAGACTTTTCGGAGCGTGTCCACGAGGGTCAGCCAAAAGCCATCTGAGGTTTCGCTGATGCTCTCGGTCGTGATGTGAGCATGATTCCCCACACTGAACATCGGGCGAGCTCTATCGGGCCTGGACTCTTCTGCGAGCTGAGCACGATCGCTCCGCC